CTATCGGCTGTTAACCGATCGGTCGCAGGTTCGAATCCTGCCTGTGGAGCCAATGGAGAAGTACTCAAGTGGCTGAAGAGGCGCCCCTGCTAAGGGTGTAGGTCGCGTAAGCGGCGCGAGGGTTCAAATCCCTCCTTCTCCGCCATTAATGGCCCGTTGGTCAAGCGGTTAAGACACCGCCCTTTCACGGCGGTAACACGGGTTCGAATCCCGTACGGGTCACCATTTTTATAGAGTGGAATTAACGCAACTTATTATGGAGGATTAGCTCAGCTGGGAGAGCACCTGCCTTACAAGCAGGGGGTCGGCGGTTCGATCCCGTCATCCTCCACCAATTTTTCATGTTTAAACTAAACATCATTATATGGTCCGGTAGTTCAGTTGGTTAGAATGCCTGCCTGTCACGCAGGAGGTCGCGGGTTCGAGTCCCGTCCGGACCGCCATAAATAATTTTGGGCTATAGCCAAGCGGTAAGGCAACGGACTTTGACTCCGTCATGCGTTGGTTCGAATCCAGCTAGCCCAGCCATTTTGAGCCATTAGCTCAGTCGGTAGAGCATCTGACTTTTAATCAGAGGGTCGAAGGTTCGAGTCCTTCATGGCTCACCATTTTCAACTAATAATATGCGGGTGTGGCGGAATTGGCAGACGCGCTAGACTTAGGATCTAGTGTCTTTGACGTGGGGGTTCGAGTCCCTTCACCCGCATCTTTAGTGTTTGCGGTCGTGGCGGAATGGCAGACGCGCTAGGTTGAGGGCCTACGTGTTCGGTTTCAGGAAGCACAAACTTACATATAAATCAATGTTATCAATGAATCTCACGATTTTTCGTGGGATTTTTTTGTTAGATTTTTCGACCTCGAGACTAGTACGTCAATCTAGTTACGGAGGGATAAAAATGAGCAGAGTAAGAATTGGAAAACTTACTGAAGAACAAAGAGATCTTATTAAAAAAACACAAAAAATTAATGACGAAATTGCTATCAAAGAATTCATCAAAAGTAGGACATTAAAAAATGTTAGACCAACTACAATTAGATATTATGAAGATGTATTTCATGTAATGAGAAGAGATTTTGATAAGCTTGGAATAAACAAACAACTTATAGAAGTTGATGAAGAAGATATTAAAACCATGATTGAACTTTGGCAGCATAAATTAAAAGTAACTTCAATCAATAGTAAAATCAGAGGCATACGACCTTTTTACTCATTCTTAAAAGATAAAGGATGGATTAAGAAAAATCCTATTGAAAAAATTGAACTTCTAAGAGATAGGTCTGTTATTAGAGAAACATTAGAAAATCATGAAATCAAAAAAATATCCAACTACTTTAAAAACCAGGAATCATTTACAGCTTATAGAAATTTGGTTATCTTTCAACTTCTTTTAGACACCGGAATTAGAATTAATGAATGCTTAAATATCAGAAGAAATGATATTGATGGTAAGAGGTTAGTTGTTGTTGAATCGAAGAACTTACAACAAAGAATTGTTTTCTTATCTGAGCGAATGATTACAACTTTAAAAGCCTACATAAAATTAATCTCCGAATTTGATCTACATCATGATTATATCTTTATAAACCAAGACAAAGGTAGGTTAGCTCAAAGCACATATCAAGAACAGCTTAGGGAGGCTGCTAGAGCTGTTGGAATTAAAAAACAGGTTAGTCCCCACGTTTGTCGTAGAACGTTCGCTAAACGGGCTGTAATGCGTGGAATGGACCCATTTACATTACAAGTACTTCTCGGACATTCTACTTTAGAAGTAACAAAACGATACGTCCAAATTTATGGACAAGATTTAGAAAAGCAAGCTCAAAAGAAAGAGGATTTCTCTGATCTATTTTAAATATAAAATCTGAATATTTAGATTACTTATATTTACTTTATCTGGAAATCGTGTTATAATTACTTTAGTGCTTTAGAGCATTAAAGGATTTTAAAAAATAAAAACCTTATCGGTCAATGGGATTGCGGCCCTACGATAAGGTTCTCAATACAACTCACAAGGAATTGTTATTTATATTTATTATATGATACTTTTCCTTGTGTTTCAAGGGGGAAAGTATAAGATGTTGATTAATGGTAAAACAGAAGATTTAATGAAGTATAGCAAGGGATCTTACGACAAAGAGAGGTTTATTTTAAAGACAATCGAAAACTGGGAGCTAACAGAGAAGCAAAGGTACATGACATACCTTATTGCAGACTTGGCAGTAAATGCTAATGGAGTTTTTTCAGTTTCCAATAATTCATTTAGAGAAATGTTTGAAAGAAGATTTAAAATGACTGTAAGTCGTTCGACAGTTATTAGATTCTTCCAACTGCTTGAAGAGTTGGGCTTATTAACTGTGCATGAAGCTAGAAGGAAAAATCGCAAGCAATCCGCCAATATTTTCATCATGGAACCAATCAAAAATGAAAATGAAATTCTACATGATACACCAGATGAAACACCAGAAGAAACGCTCAATGATACTCTCAATGAAACACATAACATAGATATAAACATAGATTTAAACATAGATTCTAATATATCTCTAAATAATATTGTTAACAATTTGTTAACAAGCAAACAAGAAATAATTGATAATTTGATTTTAGAATACATGAATAAAGGTTTATCAAAACAAGTATGCTTTATGGTTCTTAAAGAAGTAGAAAGAAATCCTGATATTAAGAACTTTGGAGCTTATTTTAGGACTGCTCTTGAAAACACTTTATACAGACATAATGTAAAGCATGGATATATAGATCCTTATGAAAGATTTAAGGAAAGAGTTGGAAATACTAAAATACCATTTTATAACTGGTTGGAGGATGATTCAGATGATGAAGATGAGTTCAAAGGAAGTTTTAGAAATTATTAAGAACATGGAAGTCTCCGAGAAATGGAAGCTTCTTAATGAGCTGTATCATTTGCATTACGACAAAAGAGGTTCTAAGAAAGCAGAAATTAAATATTAGCTTTACATTTCATTTTTGTACGATATAACTTCTATAAAAATAATTATGGAGGTATCGTACAAATGGAAGGAAAAGAATTAGGAAAGAAAATTGAAGAGCTAAAGAGAATTAGGAAAATTCGTGGTTATTGCTGGGAAGTCATGGAGAGAAGAAAGCAAGACGAAATATATTATAAAGCTGATGAATTAGACATGAAGCTTAATCAAAAATTCGGAGACATTCTAGAAGAAATCGGATTTTTTGATGGTAAAATTAGTTCGATTGACCTTTCATGAATAAAAAGATAAAAATCACATGAATATTTATACAAAAACTATACATTTTATGAATATCTATACAATGGAAATGTATTAACCGCAACACTCTATACAGTCATATACAGTCATATTAAGAAATTACGTTTATAAAGTAGGCCTATGATTAGTTAATAAGGTCGCGAAAATTAACAACGCTGTTAACGCTGTTTTAGAGTAGTATAATTTTTGGAACTTAAGGTAGTATAAATTTTATTTAGACCAGTATAAAAATTATATTAGACGAGTATAAATTTTATAATACTCCAGTATAAGATTTATACTCTAATTATCTTTATAATTAACTTTATAATTAACTTAATATAATTAACTTGATTATATGCCGAAAGGTAAACCTTTCGTCATAAAAAATATTTCAAAAGTAGTTTACGTTTTATACAGGCAAGATATAAATATTATGTGATTCAAATCACAATATATTTATATAACGGAGGAAATATAAAATGAATGGAAATAAACTAAGCTACTTTGAAGTATATTATGATATGTTTACTGACGAAAGGACAAAATCTTTAAAAGCAAATGGAATTGTTCTTTATTCTATGATGGCTAATCAAGTAGGATTATCTAAGAGACCAGAAAACATAAAACAATATACAGATGAAAATGGACAAGTATTCATTCTTTTTACAGAAGCTCATGCAAAAGAAAAATTAGGCATAAGTAAAGGAACTTTTTTCAAATTAAAAAAACAATTAAAAGATTTAGGTTTAATAGATTACGAGGAGCAAACTAATAAAAAAGATGGAATAAGCACTCCGATCTATGTGACTCCATATGAAATTTGGAAAAAGGGAAGTAGCAGACAGTTAGAGGAAGAATTTGAATACCCTGATTTTGATTAAAATTTACTGAATATTCAGTTTAAGTTTTTATTATTCAAGATAAAATAATTATATAAAATAATTAATCAAAATTGGAGGAATTCAATTTATGAATATATTAGAACAAGTAAAACAAGCTCGAAAAGAAGTTTTGGAAGCAAAGAAGTTAGTCAATGGAGAAAAAATGAGCTTATTAGAAAGCGTAATGTCCTCAGGATTTATTTATGAAGGAAATGATTATTTGGGACTATACGAACATTTGAGAAAAGCTGTTAAGCAACCAAAACAAAAAAGAGATGTAATGTTTAAAGACGTTGAAAGTTGGATTCCAAGTCTTGAGAAGTACATCGAGCTTTTAAAAGAAGAAAAGAAATTTTATGAAGAACTTTATAAAAAACAACAATCAGGCAGCCAATAAGGTTGCTTATTTTTTTGAAAAAATTTTGATTTCTCTTTTACGTTTTCAGATTGAGCTGATATAAAAGTATTAAATAAATAACGGAGGTAGTTAAATATGGCTCGACCTTTAAAGAATATAGATGAACAAATTAAAAAATTACAATCTGAAGCTTGGTCTCTTGCTGAACAATGCGACACTAATCAGCTTAAATTAAAAGATAGATTAATGGAATCTGGTATGGTTCTTGAGGAAGCTGAAATGCTTAGAAAACTGTTTGAAGATGATACTAACGAAGAAGTTAAAAAAGAGTATGTTATGCTACTTAATCTAATGATCAGATTCTATAAGAAACATTCAAATACTTTACAGGTGTTGATGTAATATGTTTGTTCCAGTTGATAGACATGGTTTCGGTCAAAGAATTGACGTTAAGCCCATTAGAAAAGATAAAGTAGAATATGTAAAAGTAAAAGCTGTTCCAGAACCCGAAAACGAGAATGTTAAACGAGCAAGAGAAATTTGGAACAAGCTAAAAGAAAAATAAAATTTTTGCATAAAAAAGCAAATTTTCGTCTAGTAAGTTCTTCTTGTATATATATATTAATAGAGAGGTAGTTTAGTGAGTTTCCTCCAACTACCTTTTGCTTCTAAATTTTTTGATTTGAAAGTTTCTCCTTTATAATGCTTTTAAATTCATTTTCGTTTGGGTGCTTTGATTTTTTAATATCATAGCTTTTTCCATTTCTCTTTATACCATATTTCTTTTCTCCGATTTAGATAAAGCACCCAGACAACCTTTTTTCGAATTATTATTTGTGTTCTTTTGAACACAATTCATTTATATCACCATTGTACCAATTGTCATATGCTACCCCCATTGCTTGTTGAAGTCATTTGGCATACTAAATTTACCTCCTAAAAGCTATATAATGATTTATAAAATGGTAATTTTACGTACAAGGCATTAAAGCATTAAAGCACGCAAGCATATGTAAATTCCTCATGAAGAGTCGAATCTATTTCGGCTCTTTTTCTTTTTGTAAATAATTATTTTTTATATATATTGAACTGCTTTATAGCAGTTAAAAAAATTAAAAACGGAACACGTTCTTTTTTGAGGTTTTTAGTTTTTCTTCTACTAAACTAAGCAGTATCGTCATCAGGATCTGAGGTATTTCGAGAGTGAAAGGGAGTCCATGGTTCGGGGTTCATTCCTCGAACCAAACTATTGTACTTAACTGTATGAGAAAAGTTGAATTTTAAGCCTTATCAAATCACTCAAGTAGCCAGATTAATTTCTGGCTCATTTATTTTTTTGGCTATTTTTAGTTTTGCACATAGAAACAAAAACAAGGAGGTAAGCAAATGGGATTATTCACTGTTGGAAGACCTAAGCCAGAATATGAACAAACTTTCAATTCGGCTACAGTCCATTCTTCAGCTCCACCAGAATTAATTTCTGAAGATGAAGCTTTAAAAATCCCAGCTGTACGAGCATCAGTTGAATTGATTGCTGATTCAATCTCGACATTGCCAATCTATCTTTATCAAGATGCCACTAACAACGATATAACAAAGATAGAAGATGATGATCGAGTAAATAAATTAAATCATGATGCTAATAGATTTGATACAGCTCAAACAATCAAAAAGAAAGTTGTTAAAGACTATTTGCTTCATGGTAAAGCTTTCATCTTTAAGAAAGAGGGCGCCCTATATTATTTAGAAGCCAAAAACATGAGAGAAGAAAAATATACTGAAGATAGTATTGTTCCAAGTCGTATTGAATATGAGTACATTGGTTTGAACGAATCAGTAAGAATTGATGTAGAAAACTTGATTATTATTGATTCTGGTTCAAATGGAATTTTATCCGATGGAGGAACAATTCTTCAGAATGCTAGCAAGCAAATTGAGTATTCAACATCTTTGCTTCATAATTCAGCAGTTCCAGTTGGTATGGTAAAGGCTGCTTCAAGATTAACTCAAACTGCAATCGATAGATTAAAAGCAAGTTTCGAGAAGATTTATTCAGGAACAAAGAATGCTGGTCGTACCATGATTCTTGAAGAAGGTATGGATTACAAACCTCTGTCATTGAAGCCTGATGAACTTCAATTAACTGAAGCTAGCAAACAAACAATTTCAGAAGTTGCTAGATTATTTAATATTCCAGAATCTCTAATCAACAGCGATGCTAATAAGTATGCAAGTTTGGAACAAAACACAGTTCAGTTCCTACAGAATACTTTGCTACCAATTATAACTCAAATTGAAAGCGCTTTCGATAAGTATCTATTAGATGATTTCGAAAAACAACTTGGTTATTACTTTAGATTCGACACTTCTGAAATTATTAGAACTACTGAAAAAGAAAAGATTGAAACTGTTGCTAAAGGCCTTAAAGAAGGTCTTTTTTCATTTAATGAAGCTAGAGCAAAACTGGATCTTCCAAAAGAAGATAAAGATTTCAGATTACTTGGTATTGGACATGTAGTAGTTTATGACGATGGCCAAATGGTATTTCTAAACCTTGGTCAAGATTCATCAGAAAAACAGGAGGTGGAAGAATCAAATGAATAAACAAGAACGCATTGATTATTTGAAAAATGAGATTAATAAGAAGCTAAACCAGCTTCAAAAATTTAAAGAAGTTAGGTCAATGAGTTCATCTGATAAAGAGCTTTTCGATGTTGAAGTTCGAAAAGTCGAAAACATGATAGATGAACTTGAAAAATTAGAAAAAGAAGAAAGAGGAGATATTGATATGGAAAAGAAAATTGAAAAACGAAGTGAACAATATGTAGCTTTAGATAGTTACCTACGTAATGGTGAAACTCGTAATCTACAAACTACAGCCGATGGACAAGTTTTAATTCCAGAAAACGTTCATAATACTATCGTTAAGAAAATGGAAGAAACTTCTCCAGTATTTGCTAAAGCTCGTAAGATCAATTCAGTAAATGGTTCTCTAAAAGTAGCTCGTGAAAACATTGAAGATCTTGCAACAATGGTTTTCGTTGGTGAAGGTTTAGACGTTCCGTTTGACAAAATTAGTTTTGATTTCGTTAAATTGGAACAAAAACGTGTTGGTGCTGCAATTTCATTAACTAACCAACTTCAACTAGACACAGCTATTGATATTGTAGATTATTCAGCAGATTTGTTATCTCGTCGATTAGCAAAAGCAATTGAAAAGTCTGTTTTAACTGGTAACACTGATGTGGAATTCCGAGGCATCATTCATGATGTAGATGTTAAAGCTGTAACATTTACTGGGGTAGCATCAGATGTTGATATGGAAAATTTACAAGAACTATATCTTGCAATCCACCCAGACTTCTTAACTGGTGCTGGTTTCGTAATGCAACGCAACTTCTTTAATGCTATTGCTAAGAAGAAAGATACTAACGGTCATTTCTACTTACAAAACGGCATTGTAAATGGTAAGTTCCAATATACTTTATTTGGTCTACCAGTTGATGTTACTGATGCACTTCCAGACAACACTCCAGTTGTATTTGGTAACATTGAAGAAGCTTATTCAATTATGATTAAGAAAGGTATGGGAGTTACTCATGTAACTGCTGATACTACAAATGCTCTTCGTGGTAGCCGCCTAGTTGTTATGGATGCATATATGGACGGAGCAGTTGTAAATCCACAAGCTGTTGCTAAATTAGTTTTAGCTTAATATGTGAAATTCTTCACGAACTAAAGAGTCAGAATCTTCGGATTTTGGCTCTTTTATTTTTATCAATTAATGAAATGAGGTTGAAATAAATGAGCAAGATTTCCGGAATGAAAGTTAAGTTATTTATTAAAGATGCTACTACTGGGAAAATTCTCGCGGGGCAAAGGAATGCTACGTTAAATAGATCAGCAGAAAATATCGATGCGACTTCTAAGGATACTGAAGGATTCTGGCAAGAAAGTATTCCTGGTTTCAAATCTTACAGTATTGATGCAGATGGTGCTTATGTTCAAAATGACGAAGCATATAAAATCCTTGAAACAGCTTATCTAAATTCTGAAAACGTTGATGTGTATTTAGAAATGCCATCTGGAACTAAATACGAAGGAAACTGCACTATCACAGACTTCAGTCTTGAGTTCCCATATGACGACTTAGTTACTTACTCTATTTCTCTTCAAGGAAATGGCCCTCTAGTAGTAACTGAAGCAGTTTAAAAATGAGCCAAGGAATTTTTCCTTGGTTCTTTTAAAAAAGGTGATAAGAAAATGAATCCTGGAAAATTAAATAAAAAAATTGAAATTATGGAACTTACTCAAGTATCTGATGGTTCAGGTGGATATGAAAATATTTTAACTTCTGTTATGACAGTTTGGGCAAACATAAGACCTGTTTATGGTAGAGAAAAATGGCAAGCTCAACAAGCTCAAGCTGAAATATCTCATAAGGTTATTGTTAGATATTCACCTAAAATAAATCGAGCTCAAGTAATTTCATATAACAACAAGATTTATGACATTCAGTATCTAATTAATATAAACGAAGAAAATAGATTTTTGGAAATTCAAGTATTAGAAAGACAATAGGGTGATATTCAATGGCAAGAGTAGTAGTTAAAATTGAAGGTGGACGTGAGACTGTTCGTAACATAAATGCTTTTGAAATGAAGAAAAAGCAAGATGCAGCCAATGTTGTTAAACAACATGCAAAGAATGTTAGAACAGCAGCAAAGAAAAGAGTTCCAGTTTCACCTGCTAATAGAAAGAAGAGTTCAGGTAGACCTGGAGATTTGAAAAGAAGTATTGGATATAGAACGTTTAATGATGGGCTATCTGCAGTAATATACCCCAAGAAAAAGAAAGCACCTCATAGACACCTAGTCGAATATGGTACAGGTCCTCGTTATCAGAAGAAGTCTGGCAGATATGTTGGAAGAATGTCAGCACAACCGTTTATGGAACCGGCAGAACGTTCTCAAGAATCATCTTATAATAATGCTATGAAAAAAGTATTCGAAGGTGATCGGACAGAAGTATAGAAAGGAGTGGAATGTAATGGAAGTTATTGAAGTTGAATATGAACCAACAGCACATGATAAAGCAAGATACTTACATTTATTACGAGAAGATATTGGTGAGGAATCATTTAGAATTGCTTTAGCAAAGGTTTATGCAAGACATTTGATTGAATTAAAACAAACATTAGGTAAGAAGGTTGTTCGTGAAGACATACTATTCTTTGTGAATATGATACTGAAAGAGAATGGTTGTGAGGAAGTAAGTTACAACTTAATTAGAAAGGTAGAAGAAAGTATCGCCCATTAGTTTTGAAAAAACCTCTCTCTATACCATAATAACCCCCCGCGGTCTATTTTTTCTGACGTTACCTTTTCACTCGGCTCACGTCGTTTTCAGAAAGGAGCTGATAGAATGAACAAGAAAATGCCTGGACTTCATAAAGACAGTAATGTTACACGTGCAAAACGTAAACAAGAAGAAGCAGAAGAATTCAAGAAGAATCTACCTCAAACAGACTTCAATGAAATTCCTCAAGGATTATTTTTACGAAATGAATTGATGTATAAAGTTTTAGTAAAAGAACTTGAAAAGCTTGGAGTTCATCATTTGGCTGGCATTGATAAGTTTAGCTTAGTACAAGTTGCTAATACATTTGATTTACTGAATGAAGCAGAAAAAATTATTGCTCGTGATGGAATGACACAAGAACTTATGACTCGTGAAGGAGCAGTAAAGGTTATTCCAAACCAAATGTTACAGCAACGAAATACACTTCTAAACACTTTAAATTCTCAGCTCAGAAACTTACAACTAGACCCAGCTAGTCGTCGTGAATTAATTGAAGTAGTAAGTAATGACATTTCGAATATGAAACTAGATGATGATGATGAAGCTTTAATCGAGCTACTGATGGAAGGTGCTAACTAATGTTTGAAAAAGAAACTGAACTTCTTTCAAAAGCTAAATCGTTAAGTCAAAAGGAAGCTCTTTCTACCATGCTCAAAAATCCAGAAATATTAGATCCACTTCTTTATACATTATTTACTTGTGATGCTAATGTTTCTGAAATTCTTCCTCACGATAAATACTGTCTGCAGATGAAGAAGAAGGCTTTTAAATCCAACAATAAGAAGTTACTGAAGATGGTAGAAGAATACGAAGGAAAGATATAAAAAAGGCAGTCGTATCAAATAAAAGATATGGCTGCCTAGCTGTTTTTAATATATTGAATTAGATAATTAAAGCTAACTATTTTCCAGATTTTCTTCTATTATCATCTACACAGAGCATTTGGCAATTCTCTGCGATGGTTTTGCCCCCTTCATGCCAAGGGGTAATATGGTCTGCTTCCATTTCATTTATTTCAAAATGCTCACCGCAGACGACACAAATTCCTTTTTGCCTTTCGTATGCTTCACGTTTTTGATTATCACTAAACGCTCGTATATTTAAATGTTTCTCTTTTCGTGTCAATACGTAAGAATAGATTCCTTTTTTATTTGTTACGTCCTCATCTAGCATTAATTTTGAAATTTCATCCTCTAGTGTTGCGGTATCGAAATTATAGTCTTTAAACTCATTGTATAATGGTCCCCATGGGATACCCTTCATTTCTTTTCGATATTTTGGAAATACTGCCTTAACCCAGTTGATTACACTCTGAAAATACAACCATAATTCATTGGCATTAGGATCATGTTGATGTTGTGCCATGTATTCTTCTATTTTATTATTATTTATCCACTTAATTGCTGTTTCTAAATAATCCTGCCTTATAGGTGTGCCATTTAAATATTTTCCACCAATTTGATAGGCAGCACAGCCTGTTTTACTAAAATATCTTTTTGCATCGGTTACCCATGAACCATGATATACTGCATTCCTTAATTCTTGTTGAGTTAATTCTTCCCCAGCAATATTTATGGTTTTAAACCATTCTAACTTTTCACTATCTGTACCACTGCAAACATATACCATCAATTCATAGTTTAATATTTGTTCCTTCTCATCTTCCTGTAAATTATGAAAATACAAATTATTAAATGAGAAATCTTTATTAACATATTGACATATAGATATAGTTCTCTGTTGTCCGTCTATAATTTCATAATCTCCATTCTCTCTGACAGCCCAATACATTACATTCAGAGGAAAACCTTTTTTAACGGTATCAATTACTGCATTTCTTTGAGTGTCATTATAAACAAATTCTCGTTGAAAGGCTGGTCTAATATCTAGTTTACCATCATATCCAACAACTCCACTTTCATCATTGTCTTGATAGCCTTTAGACAGTTCACGAATTGTAACCTTCCTTAATTCTATTTCCAATTACTTCACCACTTTCTTATTTTTAATGAGAACACGAGCATATACGATTTTTAAAGGCTTATCAGCATTATCTGCTGTATAATATATACCGTCTGGTACTTCATCTAGTGGTAATGTTGCCCTTGTGTTCACTTTACTTCCATTTGAAATTGAGCCATCTTTATTTATTTGTTTTGGATTTATATATTTTTTTGTCGGATGCGCAATTTTTTCAAATTCCTCTCTACCTGAGGTAAATCCTATGATTTCAAATTGTTCAGGGTTATATTTATCGAGAAAAGTGATAGGTACGCCCATTAAACCTTCGTAATCCATAGGTATTTCTGTTGCCTTATCAACATTAATCGCATCATAATTATCATACTTTGGATACTCTTCTTCGTTATAGGTCTTATATAAAATTAGATCCTCGGACCTTTTTGCGATGTCTAAATTTGTATACCAATATGTCCTCGCCGTTTCAAATAAAGTACCATCAGGTTGATAAAAATATCGTGTTGTATTATATCCAAGCCATAATTTGTTTTCTTTTATTAAAGGAAAAATTTCCTTATAGGTAATCGCATTTACATTTCCTATAATCAAAAATTTCTTATCATATTCTACTAACTGTGCAACATATTCTCTAAATAGTGAAAATGGTGGATTAGTTACCACTATGTCAGCTTCTTTTAATAAATCAATACATTCCTCACTCCTGAAATCCCCGTCCCCTTTCAAATAATTCACACCAATATTTTCAACTGTAGGTACAGTACCACCGTCTTTTTCACCTTCATATTCCAAGTATATTGCCTGTTCAGAGTCGTTTTGACTAAACAAATCCATATCTTGGTTTTTATAACATGTAGTTATTAATTTTTTTAGCCCTAAATTTTCAAAATTATAAGAGAAATAATGAAAAAAGTTACTTACCCTGGGATCATCACAATTACAATACACTACTTTATCTTTAAAGTGATGTCTATAATGCTTTAATTCTCGCTCGATATCAGCTAATTGTGTATAAAACTCATCATTTTTTGTTGTTTTTGCTTTGTGTAAATTACTAGCCATTTAATACACCTCTTGTTTATCTAGTTCTCCGTTCATCTATTATATGAAAAAATATAATTCAATTTAATTATACCATTTTACAGAAAAGGGTACAGGATTTACTGACATTTAATTACCATGTGATTCTAATCATGAAACTAAGTTAATCCAACACTATAATTATTTTACCTATCTAATAGTTTTAAAGTAAATATTAATATCTAAATAATAGTATGATAGTATTTAACTATTAGAATATTACTATAATACAGAGGAGTAGGGCAATTTGAGTTCGGAAAAAATAATTAGGCTAGTGGATTTAACTGCAACAAATGCTATTGAATTTTGTAACAATGAGTATGATTTCGAAGGGGTAAAAGAGGTAGTTTTTGACCATCAATTTTTAGGGACAGTAGAGCCATTTGGTATGTTACTTGCGGGTTCGAAAATTAGAGAAATTTACCATGAATATAAAGATGTGATAGATTTCAGTGACAAAAATTATAAGCACAATGATTATGCGGCACATATGGGTTTCTTTCAAAGTGTATACCAAGACTATGGAAATAAACCTGGTGAAGCTAACGGGAGTTCCACTTATGTTCCAATTACCCAATTAGATGTAAGAAAACTAAAATTAGAATCATATGAAAAATCAGAAGTAGTACAAGAAACCATTGAAAGGAAATCTATTGAACTAGCAAGAGTACTTTCAAGAGGTAATATTAAATTAAGAAAAATTTTATCCTATTCTATTAGAGAACTTATGAGAAACATTGTGGAACATAGTGAATCAAAATCAATTTGGTTTGCTGCTCAATATTGGCCAACTAAAGATAGAGTAGAAATATCTATTTTGGATGAAGGGGTAGGCATAAAACAAGCTTTGTCCTTTAACCCGAATTTAAGAATCAAGAATGATAAAGATGCATTGCTACTTTCTATTGAACCGGGTATTTCAGGAAAGGCATTTAAATATAAAGGTAAAATGAGGAAGCAAGAAGATACAATTTGGCAAAACTCGGGTTATGGTTTATATGTTACAAGTGAGATTTGTCAACTTGGTGGTGACTTTTTAATTTGTAGTGGTAATAATGCAGTAATTATTAGAAATAATGACCATGATGTCAAAGAAACGAACTTTAAAGGCACAGCGATCAGAATGCGATTGAAAGTATCGCGAATAAATTCAATTGATGGAGATCTTATAGACACCATAGTTAAACGAGGAGAGCAAATAGCAAAAGCAAACTCAGAGCGCTCCATAATAAGTGCTTCAAAGGTATCTAGAATGTTAACAGTAACTAAAGATTGAATTATAATACTTAGATGAAAAATAAATTATTAATGTGTTATAAAATCTAAATTTTATTATAAAGAAAATAACCTTGATTCTTTTCATGGTTATTTTCTTTTTTATATCATCCAAAAATACTTAAAATCCATATTTTGCTATTTTCTCTTTAACTGTCTTTTGTTTTACTTCATTAATATATTTATCTACACACCATTCTGAACAAAACTTTTTTCCATAGATCTGCTTATGGTAACTTTGAGCAACCCAGTATCCTTCCTCTGTTTTAGTGGGAATTTTATTTAAGCAATTAGTGCAATTTATTGTATAATGTCGCTGTAAATCTGTTCTAAATAGCTTTTTAATGGGTTCACCAATACTACACTCTTCAAAAGTTAAATCAACATCGTAGTAGATTTGATTAAGTGTCCTTTTTCTGTATTCTTCTTCACTTATACTCATGTAAGCCTTTGATAATCCCTCAATAAGCTCCTTCACTTCGTTCAAATTCAGTTCTTCGTTTAATCTATTAAAAACTCTTAAACCACCAGTAGGTTCATCATGATAAACATGAAAACAGGAGTTTCTTGATTCAAAAATATCTTTATCAACATTATACTTATAGGTTGTCATAATAAAGTCACATCCAATATATTTGATAACTGTATTTTACATTATTATAAAATAAAAATTTTATTTTACATTTTAGATTAACACGATATAAAAATATCGAGGTGATTTTTATGTACAGATTTGTTTATATGACTACAAACAAAATTACTGGAAAGAAGTATATTGGAAAACATACCACCAATGATCTGAATGATGGATACTTTGGAAGTAATGAAAAATTGCTCGAGGATATTAAAACTTTAGGAAAAGAAAACTTCAAAAGAGAGATATTAGAGTTTGCTCAAACTGCCAATGAACTAACTGCCAAAGAATCTTATCATCTAAGAAAAAATAAAGTTGTTGAAAGAGAAGACTTCTATAATGAAACATATGTTGCTTCAGGAGGAAGGGTTCCATTTGAAACATGGTCTCCAGAACGATATCAGAAATATATTGAACATCAAAGGAAAGTTCAGACTGGAAAGAAAAGAAGTCAAAAGACAAGAGAAAGAATTAGTAAAAATAATGTTGGCTTCAAAGGAAAAAATCATACAGAAGAAAGCAGAAAGAAGATAAGTGAAGTGATGAAAAATAAGTATGTAAACAAAGAAGCAAGATTAAGGCTTAGTCAAATTAATTTGGGTTCTAATAATCCAAGTTCAAAAGCTGTTCTTCTTATTAATAAGGATATGGAAGTTGTGAAGAAATTTGGAGCTAAGTATATCGCAGAGGAATGGTTCTATGAACAAGGTTATTGTAATTCAAGAAGTAGAGCTCGATATATTTTGAAGCCTTATATAGAAGAAAAGAGATTATGGAATGATATGTATTACTTCATATTAGAAAGAGAATACAACAGCTTTATTTTGGAAAAAATTTCATCTTAAAAAGTCTGTTGACTTCCGCCAACCCCGCTGATATAATAATCTAGCGACGGAGAAAAACGAGGTCGTTGAGAAAACATTGATACAGCTTGCGGTCGTGGCGGAATGGCAGACGCGCTAGGTTGAGGGCCTAGTGGGGGCAAACCCCTTGGAGGTTCAAGTCCTCTCGACCGCACCATAAACGCGGAAGTAGTTCAGTGGTAGAACACCACCTTGCCAAGGTGGGGGTCGCGGGTTCGAATCCCGTCTTCCGCTCCATTAAAATGCCGGGGTGGCGGAACTGGCAGACGCACAGGACTTAAAATCCTGCGGTAGGTGACTACCGTACCGGTTCGATTCCGGTCCTCGGCACCATCTTTTATTCATTTCAAGTTGAATGTTAACAAATGCGCCCGTAGCTCAATTGGATAGAGCGTCTGACTACGGATCAGAAGGTTATGGGTTCGACTCCTTTCGGGCGCGCCATCGTTTCGGGAAGTAGCTCAGCTTGGTAGAGCACATGGTTTGGGACCATGGGGTCGCAGGTTCGAATCCTGTCTTCCCGACCAGTTATTATAACTAGTTGCATCATGTTCATGGGGCCTTAGCTCAGCTGGGAGAGCGCCTGCCTTGCACGCAGGAGGTCAGCGGTTCGATCCCGCTAGGCTCCATATATATATGGAGGAATACCCAAGTCCGGCTGAAGGGATCGGTCTTGAAAACCGACAGGGGTGTCAAAGCCCGCGGGGGTTCGAATCCCTCTTCCTCCGCCATATTTACCTTGATAATACTATTATTTGGTCCGGTAGTTCAGTTGGTTAGAATGCCTGCCTGTCACGCAGGAGGTCGCGGGTTCGAGTCCCGTCCGGACCGCCATTTTCATTTAATAAAGTATTATTTAGTGCGGGTGTAGTTTAATGGTAAAGCCTCAGCACGAGTAAAACATCCACGAATCACCTACGAGTTGCTTCGACGCATATAGCTTCTTTGAATATGCTAGAAGAGGAAGAAGCATGTTAGGCCAATGAAACGGTTTATAACTGAATTTAATTAAAAATTAAAATGCGGGTGTAGTTTAATGGTAAAACCTCAGCCTTCCAAGCTGATGTCGTGGGTTCGATTCCCATCACCCGCTCCAACATAATAGGGGCCTATAGCTCAGCTGGTTAGAGCGCACGCCTGATAAGCGTGAGGTCGATGGTTCGAGTCCATTTAGGCCCATTTTTATTTTGTCTTTACCTAAATACATAACTAAAACAGTGCTTTTTCTTAAATGAGAGGCACTGTTTTTTCTGCTTATTTTACATTCAAACATATTAGAATAGATAAAATTGGTAAATGCCTATTTGTAAATATTTAGGATATTATAGAAGCTCGATGTAAAACTACAATTAAGTAATAAATTTTATAATGAGGTGTTTTACATTGGATCAACGAAGAAACATAAAACTAACTTCATCTGAAATAGCAACTTTATGGACTACCTATATGAGTGATAGTGCTTCTATTTGTATTCTTTCCCATTTTTTTGAGACTGTGGAAGACCAAATAATTAAGGATGAAATAAGTTTTGCTATAAATGTTTCAAAAAGTCATATTAATAATATTTCAAAAATATTCAACCAGGAAAATTACCATGTCCCTATTGGCTTTGATAAGAATAATGATGTTAATAATCATGCTCCTAGGATTTTTTCGGACTCGTTCTATCTCTATTTTCTTAGAAACATGGCAGCAGGCGGTTTAGCAAATTACGCAATGGCCTTGAATCTAAGTACGCGTAAAGACATTATTGATGTTTTTAGTGAATGTGTAAAACAATCAGTCGATATGAAAAAGCGAATAACGGATGTCATGTTACATAAAGGTCTTTATATTAAACCACCCTATTTAGACTATATAGAAAAGCCATCTTTTGTTGATAATGAAAGTTTTTTACGTGGCTGGTTTGGACAAAGACGAACGTTAACTTCTCAGGAAGCCTCCCACCTTTATTTAAATCTTTATAATAACGCTTTGGGTAAAGCAATTGTAATGGGATTCGGTCAAGTTGCAAAGACTGAGGAAATTCGTAACTTTTTTAAAAAGGGAAATGAAATAGCTACCAAATTTATCGATATCTTAAGTACACCATTGACCGAAAGTGATCTACCCGTACCAATGACTTGGGATACAGAAGTAATGAATACCACAACACCTCCATACTCAGAAAAGTTAATGATGTTCTTAGTAGGGGCCATATCCGGAATAGCAATAGCAGATTATGGAGCTTCCTTATCATTATCTCTTCGACACGATCTTGCACAAAAATACTTAAAGTTGATTACTGAAGCCGGGTCATATGCAGAAGATGGTGCAAGTATTATGATTAAAAATGGCTGGTTTGAAAGACCACCACAAGCAATAGATAGACGAGCAATATCTAATTCAAATTAATTTAGGTATTTTAGGAGAAATATGGCTTATGAGTGTTTAAACTATAATGAAAATATAGAAATTGAAAAGTATATACATATTTAAATGGTGTAAAGGTGAACTTAGCAAAACTTAGTTCACCTTTTTTTTTGTATCTTTTGAAAACCCCTGGCTATGCCGGGGGTTCCATAGAGCTTATAGCGAGGTATCAAAAAAAACCTCACTTCGTGCTAAGATATAGTTGGTTTCCCGACCACTACATCCAAGCAAAACGAAGGAGGCGCGTCC